TCGCTCCATACGCCCACTAACAGACACATTTATTGCGATAAATATCATGCACTAAACTATTTACTACAAGGGACAACGTCAGACATGTTGTTGCTTAGAGCCTCTGAAATCAGTAAGATATTAAGAGGCCATAAATCTAAAATTTATTTTACAATGCACGATTCTTTAGTGCTTGATTTTTCAAATCAAGACGCCCACCTTATATCAAAAATATACAAAGAGTTCAGGAGAACTCCTTTTGGGAATTATAAAGTCAATGCTAGTATCGGCAAGAACTATGGAGCACTAAAAAAGCTATGATATGTTTTATTGGTATTGGTAAAGCCGGCACTCAATTAGCAAACTTGGCTCACGAAGATAATCCAAATTCTGAACTTATTACGTTTGACGAGAAAGAGGCTAGCTACATTATCCCAAGGTTCAGCACGCCAGAAGAGTATGAATCTAAGGTAAAATTACCTAGAACTTTGACAAAAGCCAAGGAGGTAGTAGTCTTTTTATCGGGCTCTGGAGATACAACGTTTATTACTTTGAGGGTTTTGCAGAAGGTATCTAAAAAGAAAATTTCTGTGATATACGTTCGCCCTTTCTTAAAAAACCTATCAGAAACAGCTAAAAAGAAAGAAAAGGTTATTTTTGGAGTTTTGACTCATTTTGCTTTAAGCGCTAAGTTTAAACTTTACCTATATGATAGCCAAAAAATAACAGACCATGTTGGCTCTGCGCCAGTTTTAGCTCTGTATAGTAAAGTAAACAAGTATATTGTTTGGTCCTATACAGCATACCGAGCGCTTCTTTCATCTGAAAAAATCATATCTTACTACGAAGACCCTCCAGAATATGCATGGATTCTTAGTATTGATTTAAAGCGCCCAGAGTCATCAGAACCTGTCGAATCATTTGACTTTAAAAACCCAAGAGGGTGTAATCTACTGTGTGTGGTCCCAGAGAAGACTTTACAGGAAGATGAAACCCTGTTACCATCTATCGAGACGGAGAAGCATAGCTATGAAACAGACATAACAAGAAGCACATATTCAATCATAAAAACAGAAAATCAAGAAATGTACACGATAATTGAAAAGTTCACAAATTATCCACAATATACCAACACTTAGGAGAAAGAAATGGGAATTAATTTAGACTTAATGAAAAAGAAAATGGCCGCCGTAAACAACGGTGGCGGAAGTAGCAATTTTTGGAAGATTCCAAAGGGTGATTCAACGGTGCGTATTGTGCCAGACCCGGACGGTGATCCTCTGCGAGAGTTCTGGTTCCATTACGGAGTAGGTAACCAGAGTTTCCTTTGCCCTAAAAAGACAGAGGGAGCACATTGTCCTGTGTGCGATTTCGTTTCTAAGCTGTACGACAGCGGTTCAGAGGAAGATCGTAAGTTAGCGAATAGTATTCGTGCCAAGCAGCGTTTCTATTCACCAGTTGTAGTTAGAGGCGAGGAAGATCAGGGAGTGAGGCTGTGGTCATACAGCAAGACCGTGTATACACGCCTGCTTAGCCTCATTTTGGACAAGGAGTATGGGGACATCACCGATCCTAAGACCGGTACCGACCTCAACCTTAACTATGGCAAAAAGCAGGGCAAGCTCTACCCCGAGGTAGATGTTAACCCACAGCGGTCAGTTTCTCTTCTCATGGAAGATGCGGATAAGGCTGCGGAGTTTATGGAGCAGGAGTTTGATTACGATAATCTCTTCAGCGTTAAAACTTCTGAGCAGGTCCAACAGGCACTAGATAGTTACCTGAATGGTACTTCGGATGAGGAAAAGGAGCAGACAACTGCTTACGCTGCAACCAATAACATGGATGCAGTTGAAAGCAAGTTTAAAGAGTTGCTAGCTCAATAAAGCGCTAAAACAAAGCAAAGGAAGGGGGTTGCCCCCCCTTCCTTTGCTTATTTCAAAGGAGGAATAATGGCTAAGCGAGCCAAAAAAGATAAATCACCCGGCAGATTAAGCATAGGAGACATGAAAGCTCTTATTAATAAGAGTGCAGGAACAAATGTGGCTTTTAGCCTAAAGGATGAAAATCCAACAGAAGTAAAGGAGTTTATCCCTACTGGATCAAAATGGCTTGATGGCATTATCAAGCGTGGAGATTGGGGTGGAATTCCTGTAGGAAAGATTAGCGAATTGGCAGGGCTAGAGTCAACTGGCAAGTCATATATGGCTAGCCAAGTAGCGGCCAGCGCACAAAAACTAGGCATTGATGTTATTTATTTCGACTCAGAGTCCGCTATTGACCCACAATTTCTAGAAAGTGCCGGCTGCGATCTGGACAACCTCTTGTATATTCAAGCCAGTTCTGTTGAATTTGTCTTAGAGACGATAGAGAACCTTTTGGCAAACAATGAAAGCAGGATGCTTTTCATTTGGGACAGTTTGGCTTTTACGCCATCAGTTTCCGATATTGAGTCTGACTTTAACCCATTGTCAACAATGGCAGTAAAGCCTCGCATCTTATCGAAAGGAATGTCTAAACTGATTCAGCCATTGGCAAATACTCAATCAACCTTGCTGATTTTAAATCAATTAAAGACTAATATTACAAGAAGTCCGTCAGAGACCCTAACTACACCCTACTTTACTCCGGGTGGGAAGGCTTTATCGTATTCATACTCTTTAAGAGTGTGGCTGACCGCAAGAAAGGGAAAGTCTTCTTTTATCTACGACGACAAAGGATTTAGGATTGGAACCGAGGTCAAGGCCAAGATTGAAAAGTCAAGATTCGGTACACAGGGGAGATATTGTAATTTTAAGATTAAGTGGGCAGGCGACGAAGTAAAAATTCTCGATAAAGAGTCTTGGTTTGAAGCAGTAAAAAATTCAAACAGTCTAAAATCTTCCGGTGCTTGGTTTACGCTAGTCCATAAGGATGGCACCGAAAAGAAGTTCCAGAGCAAGCAGTGGCTAGAACTCTTAGAAGAGGATGAAGAATTCCGAGAAAGGGTATTGGAATTACTAGAAGAAGAGGTAGTTGTTAAGTTTGACAAGAGGGATGGAACCCCAGAAGAATTTTACAGTGAAGATGAGGTAGAAGAAGATGGCTAAAGTAGGATTAGGAAAATCAACTAGGAAAACTACAAAGAAGAAGACCCGTCAGGGCAATGGCACATTCACGAAATGGTGTGCGAATAAAAGAAGTAAATTGTATCGCAAAAAGTATCGTAGTCAGGGCCGTTAAGACAACTTGACTAACAAGGAGGCTCCCAGTACAATATTGTACTGGGAGTTTTTTATAGAATGAAAAGAGTATTACTAGTAGACATGTTAAATATGTACTTTCGTGCATATATTGTTGATCCATCACTATCCACTAACGGAGATCCAATTGGGGGGTTAAAAGGGACATTAAAGATATTGCAGAAGATGTGCAGAGAAATGAATCCAGACGAAGTTTTTCTCTGCTGGGACGGCAGAAGCGGGTCTGCACGCCGCCGCACCGTCAATGAAGATTATAAAAAAGGTCGTAAGCCCCTAAAGGTCAACAGAGTTGTTGATAACCTAACAGATGGCGAGCAGCTTGAGAACAGAATTTGGCAACAAACAAGGCTTATTGAGTACTTTAACGAAATGCCTTTTTGTCAAATCATGCTTGAGCACACCGAAGCCGACGATGTTATTGCTTTTTTAGCTAGAACTGTCGATGCTGAGCAGAAAATCATTGTCTCCAACGATAAAGATTTCTACCAGTTGTTAGATAACGAGACTTTGCTTTGGCGACCAACCCAAAAAGAGCTTTTATCAGCGAAAGATGTACTGGAAAAGACTGGTATTCACCCTAGGAACTTTACAATAGCAAGGGCTATCGATGGAGATAAATCAGATAACCTCCCCGGCATCAAAGGTGCGGGACTAAAAACTTTAGCAAAGAGGTTCCCAATTCTGAAAGAGGACAGAGATGTCACCTTTCAAGACCTTTATGGCCTGTGCGAGTCAGTAGACAAGAAATTAAAAATCCATAGTACGATCCTTGAGAACAAAAAGCTAATTGAGGAGAATTATGGGATCATGCAACTCTATAATTCACATATTAGTCCGCAAAACACTAACAAGATAAGAGAAGCGGTAGGGGGGTATTCTCGAAGCTTCAATAAAACTAAAATACTTGGTATGATGATAGACGATGGTTTCGCTGAAATGAATTGGAGCGACCTGTTTACACGATGCCGAATAATTGCTAGGGGGGAAAATTGAGACAAGAAGAAAAAGTTAGTTTTTCCAACTTTGGTCCATCCTTTCAGGAGAATTTAGCAAAATTAATTCTTGCTGATAGACAATTTGCAGATCAAATTAAAGAAGTGCTTGACATTTCATTCTTTGAAATCAAGTACTTGCAAGCTTTTACCAAGCTTCTTTATGCTTATAAAGATGAGTATGAATTGCACCCTACTCTCAACACAATGGCAAGCTTTATTTTAACAAATGAGGGCGCAAACGATGAAGTTATCAACAAGCAAATGAAGGACTTTCTAGTCCGAGCGCACACAAACCATGACGTTGAAGGGTCAGAATTTATTAAGAATACCGCCCTCGATTTCTGTAAAAAGCAAATGCTTAAGAAAGCCATCGTGCGGTCTGTTGAACTATTAAAAACATCGTCATTTGATGAAATTTCTGATGTTATTTCTTCTGCTTTAAAGCTTGGGCAAGACAACAACGTCGGTTACGAGTACATTAGAGACTTTGAAGAGAGATTTTTGGTAACTGCTAGGAATCCTGTATCTACTGGCTGGCTTGAAATGGACAGGCTAACTCAGGGCGGCCTCGGTACCGGAGAAATGGGGGTTGCTATTGCTGCCACGGGCGCAGGAAAGAGCCACCTTTTAGTCCATTTAGGTGCTGAAGCCTTGAAAAATGGGTTAAATGTAGTTCACTATACTTTAGAGTTAGCTGATACTATCATCGCAAGGAGGTATGACAGTTGTCTTACCAAAGTCCCGTTATCTTCGCTAAATCAAAGAAAGGATG